ACGTTGCGGATCATTACGGGTTTAAAGTCTGTTTTAGCCATCTGTTTTTCTCCAAGCTATTAAAGTTCGACTGCATCTAAGCGCAGCCATCGTGGCAGATCAATCACATTAGTTTGATCTGACCAACCAGTGTCCCACTTCTGGGCCTCGTTGGCTTTAGCAATCTTGCGCAGGGTCATGTGCATTTCGCCCTTGGCCCAGTCAAGATATTCCTCATGTATGATATTTGTCGAGACTGCAAACGCGCCAGACTTCTCGACGTTAACAAATACAAATTGTGACGCCTCATATCCCGCCTGCTCAATGCAGTGCATGTAAAAGGCCTGCTGTATTGCGTAGTTGTACGAAATCATGTCCTTCGCCACGCCTCTGGGTGAAGCATCCTGACACGTCTTGAGATCGTATAGGACACCTTTGGCATCCCAGTAGCTATCTGGGCGGCACTTGATTTTCAGCCCAGTCTGAGGGTCAGTGGCAAAGAAGCTGGCCTCGTTGACCGTTGTCGGCCCAGCCATGCGTTGACCAGCTGGATGAAACAGTACGCTATCGGCAATATTCCGCGCAAGGTCATAGTCGCCGGCGGTCAGCAAGGTCTGATCGTTTGCCTGTGCTTCTTCATGTGCTTCCGTCCAAGCCTTACCCCGGCGGGTCTCTGGCCCACGGATGATACCCTTGCCATCCTCTAGCACCATTGCGTGTACGGCGGTTCCCATATCAAACACTGGGCTTGAGCTGTATGTCTTCGCCTTCCAATGTGCCAGCGATTTGCTGTGGACCATCTTAACGTCAGATGACGATATGTGATCCTTTTTGGAATGGTATTCCGTGTTGGATAATCTGTCAGCAGGGATCATTCAACAATCTCCGCCGTAAGTTCGTTGTCGGGATAATCAAATCTTAACTTCATATCACAATCAACGTCTCCTTGAATAAAGCTGTTGTCTAAAACCTTTAACGCCGAAAATTTGTGGTCAGCGATTGCTACATAAGCCGTAAATTCAGGTTCCCCATCAACTACATTAATTTTCAGAAACATTGAATCCAACGCCTCAAGCATCCCAAGGCGAAGAGCAAAGTCACAACTATCATTTAATATTTTTTCAAATGATTTGCTGTCGTCTGACCAATTTCGACCAGTAGGAAAGTAATTTTTTTCGGAAATTTCGCAAAGGTCTTCTTTGCCTGTAAGTTTTATTTCAGTCATTGCATTGCCTCCCTAGCAATATAGCAGAAGGTCTCGAAATCGACCTCTACAGTGTAATCGTGATCGCAATCGGTTAACGCAGCCAGCGGGATCACACATCGCATTGGCTTACGGTCGTATTTATATATTAGGCACGGCATCTTCTGCTCACGCTCAGCGGCAATTTTAACTTGCTCCCACCATGCAGGCGCACCGCCAATTGGGCCGTCCTTGTAACGCTTTAGCTCCAAGGTAAACGGGAATGCCGGATCGTCTGGGATCAGGTCAGCATGAGCGCCAGCCCGGTATTGCTCAAGGTCGCGCTTGAAACCTATGCCCAGCTCATCGCGAAGCATGTTGGCAACTTCCCGCTCGAAACTTGCACCCTTATTGCGCCCGTTGACCATTAGTCAGCTCGCGGCTGTTCAGCGTGAATGCCTGCATTGGCCGCCACGGTTAGTGCCGCCGACCTGATAAACGTGGCCAGCGCCATGCCAGTGCGCTCGGCGGCTAACGTCAGCGCCTCATGCTGGGCTTCAGTTAAGACCACTCGACTTTCTTTCTTCATGTCACCCTCCAAGGTTAATTTGATAGGACGTTACATCCTAAAAAAAGTTTATGCAAGTGCATCTTTAGTATTTACATAGGATGATTTGCGGATTAGTGTAATTGTATAAACAGATGGAGAACGGATATGACAATCGCAACAGCAATCGAAAAAATCGACGCATCAAAACTCAACATGTCTCAAAAGCGAGCAGCACTTCGCTTGATGTCTGCAATGAAGAAAAACACGCAGAGTTCAATCGAAGGAGATGCTCCAGAGTATGACTTACGCATTGATGTATCCGATCATGGCTCATACGCCAGCTTCTGCTGCTTCGGGGAAGGCACGTTATACGCCACCACCTTGTCTGTTGTTATCGGCCCGCGCGGTGGAAAAAAAGTTTTGCGCGCTGATAGACGGTTCTCAGACATTGGTGGCGGCGCAGGCAAATTTTACATTTAACACAACCGGGGAGCTTCGGCTCCCCACTCAAACCGGGAGAACCAGCAATGAAACATAAGCTAGAAATCGCCGCCGAAATCACATTCCTCTTGGCTCTGTTTGCAGTGCCATTGTTCATCAGGAGCGCAATGCTATGACTAATATAATCAACTGCCCTGAATGCGATGGCGAAGGCGAGGTTGAGCGCGATGTTTGGGTTCGTCAAAGCTCAACTTGGCATGGCGACTTTGGAAGCCACATGGAAGAATGCGAAGTCTGCAACGGCGTAGGCCAGATAGACCCCTTGGAGGATTACCAATGAAATACGATCCAGATGCGCTCACCCGCCACGTTCTTGACTGCGCTCAGCAAGGCATGTCACAGATTGAAACCGCAGAATTGCTGCGCGTATCACCGTCAACAATATATCGCATTTGTTCGGCTGCGAACATAAAACTTGAAAGGAAAAAACGTGAGTACGGACCAAACTCAGATTATTATAAAAAGGCTGGAGCGCAACAACAGCATAATGCTGACGGAGCAGAAGACGGCGATGCGGCCAAACTTGAAGCAGCGGCTGGAAGAGCAGCAAGCGCTTCTCGATCTGCTAAAGCGCGATATGAAAAAGATGCAGCAGAGCGATTGAGGGCTAAGCTGGAGGGCGTTACCGATAAGCACGAGCGCTACGAGATCACATACGGCCACTGTCTGTGGGAGTTTGAAAATCTCATGTATCGCCAGCGCAAACGTGAAGCTCTACCATCTGGCCCGCGCAGGCCGACAACTGTGGCCCCATCTATGCAGCGCGCAGCCGATGCCAGCAAACAACACAGCATTGACCAAGGCAATCGCCTGTTTTCTTTGATCCCGTATGACCAGCGCGTGACGGCAGCAGAGGCCGCTGAGCTGCTGGGTGATAGCGTCCCTCGCACGTCAAGCTATCTCAAGAAAATGTGGCAAGCGAACAAGGTTTACCGCGCGCGTGATTTCGTGGAAGTTCCGGGTTACACCAAGCGGCAGTGGCGATGGGTGTTTAGCAAGCAACCTATTCAGCCGTTGAACAACTGCTTTGAGGAGGGTGAGTGATGACTGACGAAGAGGTAGAGCGTAAAATTCACATCGCCGGACTTGTCGGAGCCATCTTTGGCTTCGCAAGCGGCGCTGGCTTGATGGCGCTAGTGGGTATTATATTCTAGTAATCGTGTGGGTGGCCGTTGAATTGAATGCTGGCACATTTGGTAGCAACGTCACACTAGGCTAAACAACCGCCGTCCCGCGGCAAGTCGATCTTACTTGTGATGATAGCCACCCACTCAAACTTTGTAATGAAAGCCGCACTCGGTCACAAGCGATTATTTGAAGCTGTCGAATGTTTTTTGCATTGACTGCTTTTCATCCATAAATTCCTCTGGCGAAATGTATGTTGTCACAGAGGTCAGCTCATCACCCCGGCGGAAGATCACAGCGCCTAAATCAATAGATACAAACGCAAACACGTCTGACACATCGACGTTCTTTTTCGGCGTGTGGAATGCGTATCTATTGGTGGTCTTGTGCGTCTTGCTTGCGGTTTTAACCTGCAAGGTCAACGTCTGTGTATCCGTTTGTATATACGCATCGTGATCTTTAATCTGGCACAACGTGCAGATGTATCCAGCAAGCGATAAGTAGGCGAGAGCTAAATGCTCTCCGGCCCTACCCACCGCCGCGCTTGCTTTTTGATCTTGCTTCGCCACTTAGCTAACTTAGCTAAACTAGGCCATGAGCCAAGTGTGGATTTTCTTGCTCTGGTTGCTTCGATCATCCAGACCATGATAGCCGCCGTTCACCCTGCGCGTGATGCGCTTGATGGCGTCATTCGTTACGCCCTCGTCTGCAATGTCAAACAACCCATTCTTATTGAAGAACCACAGCGCAGTCTCAAAGGCATATTCGTCAGCCACCAAGTCTGGGTCGGTCATAACCTTCGGCACTCCCATGTCAGACGCAAACGCCCGATAATTATTACGCCCGGTAAGCTGCAAGAAACCTCGCCCAATGTACAGGCTAGCCTGCGCTTCATTCTCATTGCCCATGCGGCCAGCGTAAACCTTGCCAGCAAGCCCTGTTGGGTTTTTGGCATACGGCTCTGCATCGGCAACGGTTGGGAAGCGAGATGGCCAGACGGCTTGGATGCGTTCTGGCGTGCTGTAATACAGGCTCTCACGGGTGCGCTTGAAGCCACCGCTTTCATGCGATGCCTGACCCATCAAGTGTGCGCCACGCGCCGGGGATAGGTTGAAGTGCTTTGCGATTGCTCGCGCTGTATTCGGGCCAAACTCGCCATCGGCTGTTGTGCCGATTTTAGCTTGGAGCGTTGCCATTGCCTTGCTCATTTTTTAGCCTTTTTCTTTGCTGTCTTGGCAGCCGCTTTAAATGCACTGGCCGTTGGCGCTCCTTTAGTGCCGGGCTTGCGCATTTTCTCTCCGCTTCCGGCTTTAATGCGCGCACGCTTTTTTGCGATGTTTGAATACAGTCCCATTTCATTAAGTCCTCTTCGATTTAGTGCCGGAGCATTTCCAGCGCTTGCGTGAAAGATTTAGCGGGCTATTTGGATCAGCCGCAGCCTTGGGAAACTTTTTCTTCTGCGCGGCAGAACGCGCGCAATACGCATCACCCTTGGACGTGCCGGGCTTGACCCGTGGCCCGCCGTCTTTCGCTTTGCCCGCTTGACCGTAGCTGACTTTACGCCCGCTTGATGTAACTTTAACTCGGGCCTTGCCCTTCGCTGGTGTAGTTCTGCTCATGTGCTGTCTCCTACCTTGAAGCAATACGGCCTTACAGCAAAGCCCTTGTCAACCAGTTCAAGCGCCAAGTTCATCGCGTCTGCCTGACACTTAGCCTCGTTGTACCATATATTGTTCGTATTTGCGACGACCACACAGGATTGTGCCTCCAATGTTGAGCATATCAGTAGGGCCGCGAGGAACATTACTTTTTCAACCCCTTTACCGTGCGTATGCCAAAGCTCGCCGCAATCGAAGCGTACATTGCCCACTGAAACCACTCTGGCGCAGCGTCCAGATTAGCAAAACCCTGCGCCATGTAAGGCTGGATGCCCGGTATGAAGCTGCCAAGAACTATGGCTATGAAGGCCACTGTCCACGCCTCATCTTTCCACGAATTATTGCTGGCCTCGATGGCAGCCTGCTCCCAGCTGATCTCGCCAGTAGCAATTTTCATCTTGGTCTCGGCTTCCGCTTTCTTCACGGCAGTCTTGCCGTCAATGTAGCTTGCAGCCAGACCGCCGAGTGATCCTATGATTTGGCCAATCATTGCCCCACCTCATACTCTACTTTTGAGCTTGAACCAGTGTTGGTTACGCTTGTTTTGGACTCCTTACCCATCCAGATGCCAAAGCAGCCTGTGAGCGCCCCCATACACACGCTGACAAGCCCTGACTGAGCAACGCTGGGATCATCTAACCCCATAAACCAATGCACCGCCTGATAGGTCAGCACAGTAACTGCCAGCATCATCAAACGCGGCAGAACTTTCCAGTCATCAAGTATCGTGTGTGCCATTCTATTTACCTTTCGTAATTTTTAAGCATTGCAGATACTCATTGTTCTTCGTCACCAGAACAGACGCCCTGCGCAGCTCATCCGTGCAATCTTTTTCAGAGCCATACTGCCCAACCTCGAAGTGAACTACGCTTGCAGAAAGCTGAAACCAAAGAAGCACCCACATTATCTCACCTCATCCGCTAGCAAGGCTGCGAGCCAGAGCAAGCCGCCGCTGCCGACTGCAAAAACTATGCAGGCGACCGCAATCGTAATGAAGTAAAAGATGCGGTCACGTTTAGCGGCTTGCTCCTCAAGCGCACGTTTCTGCCGCGCTCTGGCTGCGCCCATCTCACGTTGGACTGTCTCCCACATGCCCGGCGGTCCATATAGCTGGCAATGGCTGCGAAGGGTATCCATAGCTTCCTTATGTTTTATCTTGGCATTGGCAATTGCAAAGCCTTCTTCCTCAGTTGAGGTAAGCCTGCCAAGTGGGCCTTTGTGTCGGCCTTGCTCCGCGAGGTGAATGTCAGCCTCTAATTTGGCCAGCTTGCCAAACTGCGGCAGCACAGAGCCAACGTCCTTGCCAGCCTGAACGGCGGAGCTGATCCCGCCTGCGATAGTGCTAACCGCACTTGCGAGAGCGAGAACCTCAATCATTTTACCGCTCCATTAGCCGGTCAATTTTTTCTTCAAGCCGATCAAACTTATTCATAATTTGAGAAAGAACCTCAGAGCTGTCAGACTTTGTGACGTATTCTTTAGCCATTTCTTCGCGGGTTCGATTAAGCAAAATACGAAGGCGATCCAGCTCTTCGCGTTGCGTCTTTAACCACCAGCTAATGCCAGCGATGACAACTCCGAATAGTATATTCAAGATTGCGTCCATTTCCATTTCAGTAACTGCCTTCCCAGACCCGAAGGGCGCTAAATTCGTTGCTCATTAGCTTACGTTTTAACACATCTTTGACCGCTTGTGTATCAGTCCATGATACACCTGCCTCTTTAAGCCATATGGCCAGCAAGCCCATGTCTACGTTGCCCACATGCTTGTAGTCTGAGCCAAAGCTGTTTTGCGTTACCTCACGCGCTTGTGCCGCGTCCTTGAGCATGTGGGATGCGTCAAAGGTTTTCTTGATAATGATCTTATCATCGTCAACGGTAAACTTTTCCGAGACCTTAGTTGAGTGATTTGCTTTTAACATTGATCGACCTTTTAGTTGGCTTTTTGGCAACCTTCGCGCCATTGGTTTTTGCGGGTTTAGCTGGCGCAGCGGCCACTGGCTTTACGTCTTCCAGCACAGTTAAGATGGCTGGGCGAATTTTGGTGATTTTTTCAATTTCTTCATCGGAGAGAATAACTGTTTCGCCCTTCTCAATCCGGCCTTTGCTGCACTTCATCTTCAGCGCGTTTACAATAACTTTTTTCATTTAAGCCTCCAGATGGTGAAAGGGGGCGACACAGGCCGCCCCCAATTTACACAATTAAGAAGTTGTGTTGTCGAAGATGCCGCCGTTAGCAGCTTCATTTTTGGCGCAAAGTGTAAGCTCTGTTACAACTTGGCGAGTAGTGTTGTCGCCAGTTTTTGCCAAAGCTACGTTCTTTGTGCCGCGCAGGGATGCGATTTCCCACATATCATCTTGCATGATGAAGATGTCACGGGAACGGTTCTCACGGCTTGGCATAAATTCTACGCTTCCCCAAGGGGTTACATATACTGCCAAGGATTTGATAACACGCTCATCGCCAGCTTGTACTGCTGAACGCTGGTTGTTGTTACCTGTGAAGCCCAGAGCTACATTCATTTGGAAAGCAGACAAATAAACTGTGTCTGGCTTGCCGCCTTCTTCCCAGATGGACTGCATAACGCCGTCGAAACGAGCCTGTGAGAACGCAATCAAAGTTGTGGTCTCATCAGTACGAGCATCTGTACCGTCGCCAGTTGGGTCAGCACCTTCGTTGGCACCGAAGTCGGTGTTGGTGTTGATCCATGCAGGAGCGCCAGCAAGTTCACGGGCTGTGGTGGAGTTACCAGCAGCGCGAGCATTGTTGTCGAAAAGTGCTTTTTCGATGTCCAATTTTTGCTCTTTGGCGATTTTCAAAGTTTGGTATGCAACTTCTTTTGCACGACCAGCTTTG